TTTTATGATGTAGAAAAAAGAGAGGGTTTTTCTTGCACCATAAAGAATGCACGCACAAGAATTGAGCAGGAATACGAAGAAGCGTTGCAAGCAGGACTAGGTGCAGGGGCAATATTCGCATTAAAGAACTTCGGTTGGGTAGATAAGCAGGAACTAGAACACTCAGGACACCTCAACATGATAGACCAAGCAATCCAAAAGGCTAAACAATGCAAGCAGTAGCAGAACGCACAATAGACCAAGATAGAGAAAAAGGACTTGGAATGGCATTTGTTACTGCCAAGAAGAACCTAGTCAACTACCGTCATTGCCTCCTTCAATCAGGCGAAGGCGAGGTGGCAAGCGCTCCATTTCACTATAAATGGTCAGATGACCTACTCAATGGCACAAAGAACAAGGCTATAGAGGGCTTCAGAGAGAGCGCTAAGACCCAATATGTCCTGCGTTCATTCCCCTTATACTGCCTTTCCTTCCCATCTAAGGCCAGAGACTACATTGTAATCATCAAAAACAACGCTACGTTGGCTTCTAACAAGCTCAAAGAGATAGAGCGGGAGTATGAGACGAACCCCCTTGCCAGGGGTGGACTTGTTGAGATCCATGAACAATCAGGCCAGGCGTTATCGGTAGATATAAAAGACGAAAACGGTGATATAATCAATGTAAGAATAGAGGCTTACGGCAAAGGCGCATCAGTAAGAGGTCTAAGTAACCTAGATCGCAGACCTAAGATAGTAATAATTGATGATCCCCAGGACGTTGAGGACGCCAGGAGCGAGACAGTATGCCAATCAGATTGGGATTGGTTCTTATCTGATGTAGTATTTCTAGGTAAGTTTAGCCGTATCTTTATGATAGGCAACAACTTAGGTGAGAAATGTATCATAGAGAGGGTATTTAATGACGCAGAGAACCTAGGATTTGACGTTGAACGCGTGCCTATTGAAACCGACGGCGTTCCCACATGGCCTGAGATGTATGCTATTGAGAACATAATAGCAGAGAAACAAAGCTATGCTAACATGGGCAAGATAGATATATGGATGCGAGAGCGCATGTGTATAGCACTATCAAAGGAAACCCAGGTCTTTGATGAGGATGATTATAGGTATTTCAGCATAAACGACACAGATCATGTGGCAAAGGATTGTAGGATCACAGCAACCCTTGACCCTGCAGCAAGCACAAACATAGAGAGTTGTTTCAGAGCAATAGTAGTCAATGCAGTAAGCCAAGACGATTATTGGAACATTGTAGACGTTCCTTATGGCCGTTGGGATAGCATAGAACTCATTGACCAAATATTTGATACTGTAGTAAAGTGGAAACTAAGAGAGTTCTACATTGAAAAAGGTATGCTAAAGGATTTCCTAGAGCCATTCCTTCTCAAAGAGATGCCCAAACGCAAGATATACTTTAACCTAGAACCCATAGAACACGCCAAGATGGGTTCAAAGCTAGAACGTATTAAGATGCTCCAACCACGATTCAAGGCTCATACCATTTGGTTTCCTAGAGAAGCACAATGGCTATCCGAGATGAGGTCAGAACTCGCAGGAGTCACTAAAGACCTCATCAAGAGCCTTTATATAGACTTGGTAGATGCCTTAGCCATGCAAGAGCAATGCACTAAGATGCCATTCAAGCACAATTTTAATAAGACCAGACAGAAATTGGGGGTAGTATAGTGGTTGTAGAGGTCAAAGACAACACAAGCGAATTTAAGAACAAAGACGTAGACGATAAAGAGGTTAACATAGAACCATCTAAGCCTGAAGAGAAACCAGAAGGCCATATTGGCTCTATGGAAGTAGATGGCGTAGAACATAAGATCATCAACTCTGTCACTCTAATAGAAATAAGAATCCATAAGCTTGAGAATAACCGAGAAGCAACTCAAGTAATAGCAGAAGAGTTTATGATGACAGATTATAAAAAGTACATGATAATACACCTTACAGAAGCCATAAACATTGTAATGAACGCAAAGAGAAGAAATAATGTGCTTAAACTTTCATCAGGCATACTGAAACAGAAGTTTAGAAACTTTTGGAAAAACAGGAGAAAATAACATGATAGACTTAGGTAAAAAAGATATTATGGACACAGCAGTTCCAAGTAGAAGCAAAAACAGAGTATATTATCCTGGGCTACACATAGACAAAAAGACAGATTATATTACAAAGAAAGACGTTGGGAACACAATTATTGCAACTGTTAAGCTAAAGGTAAAATCCCATGAAGAGCGCATTGACGAATCAGGTAAAGAGACATACTCCTGCTCGTTTGATGTTATGGGTATAGACTTTGGAAAGAAAAAAGGCGTAAACGTAGCCAGTATGTCAAAGGATGACCTTGACGATGCCGAGCATAAAGAATACGTAGGCCTAATGAGATAAGGAGGAAGTAATGGGCAGAGTACCTATGAACGCCATGAAAAAGGAAGACGTCAATAAGATAGGCAAGCAGCATAGTAGTCCTATGCCAGCACCTACCAAGAAGGGACAGCCCAAAGACTACCAGAAGAATAAGAGTGGCGCAGTTAAAAACGGGTCGGGGTGGTTTTGAGCATATTCTTTATTAAAGACGTTCTTACCCAGAACTTTCATTGGCTGCTTGGTAAGCGTCTAGTGTTTTACGCTCTTTTACAACAAGACATTATAGCCATTTTACTGTTCTTAATCTTAATATTTGAGGTAAAGAGATGGATGAGAATAAAGGACAGATAAAGTGGAGAGAAAGGCTTTTAAAAGAAGCCGATAAGATAGTATCAGCAGGACAGGGGAAACTAGAGTTTAATGCAGGCCCTTACAAAGGGGATCAGACAAGCATTTTAGTAGTAGCAGGCGTAGGTCACAGGTTCTTTGTAGACAGAATAGACGAAGATTAAATAGCACCGAATTTTACTAAGGTGATATTTGTTACACATAATGTGTATCAGGTGTCACCTTTTTTTATTAGGAGCGAACATGCCAAAATCAGATTTAAGAGAAAAACAGGATGATGCAGTAAAAGAGTTTATTGAGGAAGAAGTACTATCTGGGAAGAATACCCATGAAGAGTTTAGTAAAAAAACAGACCGTTGGACTGCTAGGTTTGAAGCAGTTCGCTCAATCAAGGGGTTGACTTATGGTGGCGACCCAGACAAGTTCCCCAAACTTGAACCCTGGAAGTACGCATCTGACATAGGAGTTCCGATTGAGGCCATTACAATAAGGGCTATCATAGCGCGCTTTATTAAGACTATATTCCAAAAGCCTATCTGTAACGTATCAGGCAGAGGTGGAGAGGATCAGAATGATGCTAAAGTAATCCAAGAGTATAACGAATATACCCTTGAAGATGAAATGAACTATGAGCGTCAATTCTATGATGTTATGATGGACGTTAGCCTTGCAGGAGACGGTAACGGAAAGCTTATTGAGGCAGACGAAGAGTATGAGTGGGAAGAGACATATTTTACTATTATACACCCAGAGACAGGTGAACCTATCCCAGACCCTCAAACCAAGAACGAATATGATGATAATTGGCCAAACGGCTATCCTGTTGAAGTAGCAGAGGACTTCCAACCCGAACCTGACATAACCACAGGCCTTGTGCCTGAAGTCAAAGAAATCACAGTAGACAAGAAAGAACAAACATATTTTGGAACAAAGCTTATACCTATAAGTCCTAAAGACTTGCTGCTTCCTGAAGGCGCGGACACATGGGATTATAACGAACTCCCATTTGTAGGGCATCTATTCAGAAAGAATTGGCATTGGTTAAAGAAACGAGAAGGCGACGCTGAAGATGGATTTTATGAGAATATAGATAAGATAAAGCCTGAAAAAGAAGAGAAAGGCAAGATAAGCACTACTGGTAAAGTTGAGTTGGTTGAAGTATGGGGCAAGCTAGATATGCCTTATAAGACTGGCAAGGATGATGAGAAAAACAACAAAGTAAGGGAAATCATAGCTTTATATGCTATTGAGAAGAGAGAACTCTTAGGCTGGATAGTCAATCCGTATAAAGGCAAGCGTATGATATTCCATTGGCAGATAATGCCTATGCCTCAC